CATCAGGCAGAAGTGTAAAATTTAATGGTTCAACTTCTATAACTAATGGAAGATTTTTTGAATCAGCTACTGGTACTTATCTTTATGATACAGCAAGTCACCCTTTTCAAATACAAAATGATGGTGGGATAACCACTGCAGAATTTGAAGGTCAATCTGTTAGCAACTCATCTAATTTACAAATTACACCAGGTACAGTAAGTAAACCAGCTATTAACTTTGGAAAAAGAAGTGGAACTGGAGCTCAAGATAGTAACACTGGTATATATAGTTCTGCTTCTGATAATTTAGAAATATCAACAGGAGGAACTAAACGAATAGGATTTAATAGTAGTGGTACAACACTTAATACTTTAAGTGCTTATGGCTCTGCTGCATCATTATTTTTAGTAAGTGACAGTGGTGTAATTAAAACAAGAACAGCAGCTCAAGTAAGAAGTGATATTGGTGCTGGTACCGGCTCAGGTTCTATGTCAAGTTGGGTAATAAGCTCAGATAATGGGTCTGCTACAATTACCAATGGTGGTACGATGAAGATTGCAGGGGGAACAAATATTTCCACATCTGAAGCTGGTGGAATTGTTACTATAACTAATGGTCTTGTAAATAACAGTCAGCTTTCTAATACTGCAGGATATATTACAGGTTCAACTACATTTTCAGCTGGCGGTGGAGATGTTACGGGTACTGCACAGTTAAACCAATCAGTAATTTTAAATTTAGGCAATTCGGGAGTAACTGCTGGTTCATATACAAATGCAAATATAACAGTAGATGCTAAAGGTAGAGTAACAGCCGCAGCTAGCGGAAGTAGTGGTGGAGTAACTGGTAGTGGTTCATCTGGAAGAGTAACTTATTGGAGTGGATCTTCAACTATAACTTCTAGTTCTGAATTCACATGGAATGGTAGTACTCTAAGAATAGGAGGATCTTCAGATTCAGAATATAATATTGAGATAGGTAGTAGTAGATCAGGAAATGGTTATGCTTATATTGACCTTGTTGGTGATACTACTTACACTGATTATGGATTAAGAATGATTAGGGGTAATACTGGTGCAAATACTTCATCAGATATTACACACAGAGGTACTGGAATTTTTTCAATTAATACTCAAGATAACGCTTCATTAAGAACTAAAACAGGCAATACTGTAAGAACAACAATAACTGGAGCAGGTATCATGACTTTTGGTGCTGATGCAGCTAATCCTACTTGGTATTTAGATTTAATAAATAAAAAAGCAGGATTTAGAACTACAACTCCAGGATCTGCATTTGATGTTAATGGAACATTTAGAGCAAGAAATGAATTAAATATAGGAGCTACAAATGAGCAAAACTTTTTTGTAGAAGGAGGATCTGGACCTAGATATGTTAAGATGGGTGCTTACACACCTACTAATAAAGATACTTGGTTATCAGGTAATGCAAATACAGGTTTAGTAAGAGCTACAGCAGGTTTTGGAACAGGTGGTAAAGTCTTAATGGCAACATATAGATACACTACTAAAATTGAACAAGGTGGTTGGCCAACAGCTGCTGGATCTTCAAATGGTGTTAATGTAACACCGTCTCCAGGTACTGGCAAATTATTAATAGTTAAAGATATATTTGTACATAAAACTGGAACTAATAAAGGTTCATCATGGTCAAGTAATACATATGCTGCAGAATTTGTTCAACAAAATCCAACTAGTTCATATTCAATTCTAGGAGGTGTAGCAAGAAATACTATTGTAAATGGTGATGGTGCATGGTATTATTGTGCTTATAACAATTTATGGGGATTTACTAATCCACAAAATGAAAATAGAGGTGGATTAAATAGTCCTGTAAAATTAATGTTACCTTCAGCTATTAGTTCTAGTAATCAACCTACTTGGTATATTACAGTAGAATACACAGTAATAGATCAAGATGTATGGAGAGCTAATTATGATCAACTTTTAACTTAAAATAATAAATTATGGCAATAACAACATCAGTAAAAATAACAGCAATGAAAGGTAAAAAAACATGGTTAGGAAAAAATCATGTTATTGAACAAATTTACTTTGACGTTACTGCAACAGATGGTACATATTCTCATTCAGAACCTGGTGTACAATATATAGGTTTACTACCAGAAGATGTAGATAACTTTGTAGAGTTTGAAGATTCAGCAGAGTTTGAAGCTAAAGTATTAGAGTGGGCAAAACCTGAGTCAGATCCTTTAGAGGCTTTATGTATTGCAAATGTTCAGCAACTAGCTTTAGATGAAGAAGAAACTCTTAAATTTACTTATTCTGAATAAATAAATTTATTATATTTGGGAAAACTCTATATATAATGGCTGTAAAAAAAACCAAAAAGAAGCTAGTAAAAAAACCACTGGCTAAAAAAACAACCAAGAAAGTTGTTAAAAAATCTACTGAACCCACTATAAAAGATATTGTGTATAGCTGGGAAATTGTATCCTTGATAACAAGACAAGATGATTCTATAGAACAAATTATATATGAATTACATGGATCAGTAGGTAAATACAAGAAAAAAAGGACAGCTGTTGCACAAGGTGCATTGGCTGTAGTTTTTGATCCTAAAGATAAAATAAGTACTTATGACTATAAAGAACTAGAAAAGAAAGAAGTAATTAACTATTTAAAATCTAAAATATCTGAAAACTATTTATTATCTTTGAAGGAAATAGTACAAGAACAGTTATTTTCTAAAACACCAAAAGTTGTGGCAGAAATAACTTGGAAATAATTTATATATTTGTAACAATTTAAAATCAACAAAATGGCAAGAAAAGCAAAAGCAAAAAAATTGACTGCTAAAGAACTTAAAGAAGTACGTGAGGCACAAGGTAATTTAAATCAAGCAATATTTGATTTAGGAGCTCATGAACTTACTAGAGTAAATCTTCTATCAAAGCATGCATCAGCTAAAGGTTTATGGGAAGCAAAAGTAAAAGAGCTAGAGGAAAAGTATGGGCGTGTTAATGTAAACCTTGATAATGGTGAAATAGCAGAACCAAAAGAAGAAGAAGCTAAGTAAGATACTTATTATAAATATTTTTCAAGATTTTTTAGAACCAGACTTTCTTGTTTGGTTTTAAAAAATTTTGTATATTATAATTGTATAGTTCATAAGTCAGCAGTACATTATAGTAAAAAAAAATATTTATGATCCCAACTAATTCAAGCGGCACTACAAATGGATGTGACAATATTTCATCTAATTGCGTTATATGGCAAGGCCCAGATATTTCATGTATAGATCTTTGTACTGGTGATACAATCAGTGAAGTAACAAAAAAGATTGGTGATAAAGTATGCCAGATTATTACAGATGGTGTAACAGCTAATCCAAGTTTAACAGGTCTAGATTTAACCTGTTTAAATATTCCAGGAGTAACTCCTACAACCTTAGTCCCTGTATTACAGGCTATGGTAACACAAATTTGTGCTAACAGTAATTCTTCAGTACCCAGCACCCCTGGCGGTGGCAGCTCTGCCTTACCAATGATGGTATTACCTGCTTGTTTGCAGTATAATGATGCAAGTGGTAATCCTGTAACTGAATTACGTTTAGATGAATTTGCAACTCTTATAGCTAATCAAGTATGTACTAACTTAGCTAGTATAAATACAATCAATTCAACTTTAACTAGCATTGATAATAGAATATCAATTCTAGAAGCATGTGTATTACCATGTTCAGGTACTTCATCAGAAGTTCAGATTGTACCAACGTGTGTGAGTAATGTAGGAACGTTGACAAATGTGTCAGTAGTTGTATTAGCACTTGAAAGTGCTTTTTGTTCTTTACAGAATGCAGTAGGTTTACCAGCTGCTATTAATTCAGCAGTAAATCAAACAGCACTAACATCTTCTACAACAAGTTTAGCAAGCACATCAACATCTTATGGTTCTATAACAGGTTGGAATGCTTCACCAAGCACTATGGCACAGTCATTACAAAATGCTTGGGTAGTGATAGATGATCTATATAATGCACTTTCAAACGTTCAAACAAATTGCTGTCCTAGTGGATGTGATGGTATTACTTTTGCATATACTACTAGTACAGGTACTAACTCTAACGGTATTATAGATAACATAAACTTTAGCTTTATAAATTCAAGTATACCTAATTCATTTAATGATTCAGCAGGATTTAGTAAGATAACTGTAACTGATAGTTTAGGTGCTAACCTAACACAAACCTTTAGTGTTTCTCTTTTACAGAATAATACTAATGGTCTTAACTTTAACGTATCTACTTTGAATACACAAGGTGATTTAAATGTTCTTGTTGAGTTTAGTGTAACTGATGGAGCAGATACTTGTACAGCTAATCAATCAAATGTGGTGCCTGGTTTAATACCATGCCCAACACCAGTAACAAGTAATATAACTCAAACAGGAGTGGATGTATCATTCCCAAATCAGATAGGAGCATCAGCTGTATATATTATAGATATACTAGACAACAATGGTGTAGTAGCAGCTACATATACTGTTAATAACCCAGGTACTACTGTAACTCATTCATTTACAGGATTGGCTCCTTCAACAACATATTCAGTAAGATTAACAGTACAATATGGTGGTCAAACACAAGTATGTTCAGCTACTATAACAACATTCCAAACTGATACTGGTGCAGCACCATGTACAAATGGTATGGATGTAGCATTCTGTCTTGACTATACTGGATCAATGTCAGATGAAATTAATGCTATTAAGACTGGTTTTGCAACACTAGTTAACACTATTGATACATCATCTGGTTCTAATAATTATAGAATTGGTGTAATGACAGTTAGTGAGAAAAATTCTGCAAATCAAGATCCAAACTATAATCTTTCAAATGATTATATAGCATTACCAGCAGTACAGAAAGAAGCAGTAAATGGTACAGCTACAGGTGGTAATACAATGTTCTTCACTGCTTGGGAAATGTTTAATACTAATAATGGAGCTGCTGCAACAACACAAGTTAACTTATTAAATACAGGTGCACCTCCAGGTGGCGTACCAATAGGTAGTGGTGCTTCTGCTCCAGAGCCAATGGATTTAGCTATATCAAGAGTTATGAATAGTGATTTCTTAGGTGCATTTAGAAATAATGTAGCTAAATATATAATTACAATAACGGATGATATATCATCTGGAAGTGATGATCAATTTACTAGCACAGACTACGCATTTATTCAGCAGCTAACAAATCAAGCAAATAATGCAGGAATAAAGATATTTGTTCTAGGTGAAGGTGTTAATAAGCAATACAATAATGGAGGAACTCAAGTTTATCCATGGAGAGAGATAGCAACCAACACTGGAGGAAATTGGAATCAAAGTGAAGATCCGGCAACAATTAGTGCAGAAATAGTAGCAGGTTGTTCATAAAATAAAAAATTAAAAGATGGCATGTAATTGTACAAAATGTAGTGAAAAATGTAGTTGTGCTGACACAGCTTTAACAAACCCATGTACTTATACTGATTGTAGTGTAGGCAGTGAGAGATGTGAAGATGTGCAGTGTGCTGCATGTGTTAGCTATTGTGGTACATCTTTTCAGATAGGTGAAAATGGTGAAAAAATAGTTATTACTTCAGGAGAAAGATTAGATTCTATTATTCAGAAGTTTGCTATGATATTATCTAATGGCTTAGGTGCTTGTACATCTAGTGATCTACAACATGATCCATATAATGTATATGCTGGTACTATTACTAGTGACTCAGCTGAAGTATTATGGAATGGTGTTTGGAGTTCAAGTACAGGTATAAATGTTTACTTAGATACACAAGTAGCTCCAGGAGGATGGGTATTACAAAACGCTACACCTATAGCAACAACAATATCAAATTATAAGATCACTAACCTTACAGCTAGTACAGCTTATAAGGTCAAAGTGCAGGATGCTGGTAACTCAGTTGTTTGTAAACCAATAGAGATATTATTCTCTACACCTGCATCCTAAAAAGAAACAACAAGTGGTGGTTTGTTGGTTTTCTACTGCAAACGTTGGGAGGGACTGGGGTAACCCAGTCTCTTTTTTTTATATAAATACCAACAAAATCAATATATTATAACTACATTTACAAAAATCAATACTAACTTATTATGTCTAATTACTTAAAACACAGGATAATAGAGTCCTTAAAGTGGAAAAAACATCCAAGTTATTGTGCTGAAAAATTAAATATCTCAGAATCACAATATAAAAAATTAAAGAAAGAAGTATTAAATGAAAGAAAAGTTGAGAAGAAGAAAAGTAAGTTTTTTAGCAAAGCTGCTGATAATGCTCAACTAGTAGAATCTATTGACTTAGAAAAGGGAGAAGGTAAACTATCAGGAACCTTTGACTTTGAACCAAAAAGTCCAGAGGAGATTATCCATTTACTTAAAATAGATACAAGTATATGGAAACTTTCATCATATTGGAATAAACAAATGGGAGATCACTGGAGGGTATCAGCTCTAGTTTCAAAAATTAAAAACTCAGAAGAAAAATATTTAGAGGATCTCTTAAAAAATTGGAAACCAAAGACGTACAAACTTCCTAAACCAAACCTTAAAAGTTTAAAGAAAGGAGAAAGTGTATGTGGTATTATATCTATACAGGATATACATTTTGGTAAGGAAGGTAACCAAACTATAGATAAAGATTTTGAAGATACTATTATAAACTTGATACATAGAGCTACACCTTCACATCACATAGAAAAACTTTATTTTGTTGTAGGAGGTGATTTAATCAACATGGACACCTTTACTGGTACTACCACTGGTGGAACACCATTAGAGAACTGTATGACTGCTACAGAGGCTTATATGCAGGCATTTGATGCTATGCATTGGGCAATAGGATATCTTAAGAACTTTTGTAATGATCTTGTGGTTGTTTATGTACCTGGTAATCATGATAGATTGTCATCCTTTCATTTAGTTCATGCTCTCTCACAATCAATAGAAAGTAAAAACATTGAGTGGGATATA